CCGTGAGGGGTAGAAATGATAATAACTTTTGTTGATTTACCAGAAGATATAGTAGGATAGACAGAACTGAAAAACTGGTCAGCAATATGATTCGGAATGAAGGCGAATTCGTCCAAAAATATAACGTTAAAGGACATACCCCGAACAGCACTAGCAGATGTAGAAGCAGCAAGGATCTTACTTCCGTTCTCCAACTCCAAGCTCCCTTTGTTCCATCCGACAATACCCTGTTGCATCCATTTTGGGAGATTCTCATAAGAAAGTTGTAAGCGACCCAACATTTCTCTTGCAGTGGCTGCTTTGTTTGCGAGGATTGCGACATTTACATTATCATTAAAGAGTACATACCACAACAGATAGGAAGTAACGATAGTTGACTTCCCTGACTGTCTTGGTAACTTTGCTATATTAAATCTATCTTGATCAAACTTCCTAACCATGTCAACCTGAAAGTCATACATGTCGAAAGGTACTAAACCTTTATCCAGTGATACAATTTTGATGTAGTTCTGAATAAAATGTACAGGATCTTGGCTACACTTAATGAACTCCTTCACCTGTTTAGGTGAGAAGTTCGTAGGTACGTTTGCCTTTTTAAGGTTCGGGTTACCTAAGTATATGTCCTGTGTTGTTGCCACTTATCCTTCTTGTAATGTTCCGAATGATCTTCTAATTTCTCTAAGTTCTTCGAAATCTTTCTTCTTAGTACCACCATCATATTCCCATGCATACCCTTCAGCGATCATCTGTTCGTTGAGAGATACCTCTTCATCACCAATGTATAACCAACCAAGTAGACGACCATACTTACCAACCCCACCTTTAAGTTCAGTTCGAATAATGAGTTCATTGTCTCCATTGATTGTATCCTCAAGTGTACCTTTCATCCAGTTAGTTGCATCAATACCTAACGCCTTCTCTTCGAGATCTCTCGTTCTCTTCTCTGGCGTATCAACTCCTGCAATTCTAACTCTTTCTTTCTTGTATAGGTCAAACCCAAGATCAATAGTAACGTCAATAGTATCGCCATCTAGTACCCTGTCTACACTTACTACTCGGAAGTTATAACAACTCTTCCTACTTGGGGGTGTCATTGCTCCCATCGTTCATTTCCTCATAAGCCATCTTTAGTATATAGGCAATTACTATAGTAACTGCTATAACCAAGATAAGTATCATTATGTTTACACTATGGACTACTTGGGACATCGAATAGAACCTCGTCGATATATGTACTCGCCCAATCTGAGTCAAACCATTTACTTAAGACTGCTAATGTCTTTTTATTTTTCCTTTGTTGTTTGGCATACCAGATTTGATCATCATATCTTAGCATTGTTCTCACCCATACCTCATCATATTCTGATTCCCTAACTCTATCGCATACAATATTAAGATACTCCTTTGCAATTCTTACAAACTCTATTTTCTCTGCAGGTTTAGATAGTCTTACAAATTTACAGTGAGGTGAGAACACATCATCTGCCCATAATGGGAGTACTCTCTTCTCACTAAACTGAAATGAGTTACTTATTGGTGATATTTTATTGTAAATATCCTCGCATCCACGAACAGGTGAAATATCTACAATAGCAGCAGTAATTATATTCCCCACGGAGACTATATCACACCCGAAGATCGGAATATTATAATTAGGATCTGGCCAGAATACTGTATGAACTATATTTAAGTTACCTGCGTTAGCAGTTTCGAGATGAATCTTCCTAAGACCCTTACATTTATACATCTCATTGTTTATTGTAAGGTCATCCTTCTCTACTTTTGCAAGTGGATTGTCTATAGGAACTGCTTCTAAACTTTCCCAACCATTACGAATAACTTCTACTAACTCACGCATAACTAAAAAAGAACTCCTTGATCAATTGCTCAGACTCTTCCTTACCGAAAGCACTTCCTAGATAACCTGAGATAGGATCTAACTTGATCATGTATTTATCGAAGTCATGATAGTGAGTTGTATCTTCTCCTGTAGGTTTTCCTTCGTCTATTAAATGCTTATACCAAATTAGATATGTTTTAAACATTGGTAGATAATCATTTACTTCGTCTGCCTTACAGTATCTAACGTAAATGTTCTTAGAGAAATGATTACCCTTCTCAAAGAATCTATAATCTTTCTCTGCATATGGTAGACTCTCTACCTCATACAAATATTTCTCTGTTGGATGTTGGAAATCAAATACTATTATAACTTTCTTCTCACTAAATCCCATCAAGTCCATACCAAAGCAAGGGATTATCTCGTCTCCTACTTGTGGTGTCTTAGGATATATTATATTGTTATGAATATTAAGTTGCTTACCATCCCATATATCTACATGCCTAGACTTAAGGAAGTACTTACCACTGTATAAGTCAGCAGTTAACTTAACTCCTTTCTCATTCTGCCAAGTTGCATGGTTATATTCATATTGTAAATCAGGAAAGGTATCAAATACTGCTTGCCTGTAACCTGACCAGAGGTCAGTCCCTTTGTCTCCAATCATCACTTCTCTCTTGATGGAACCAGTCTACCACATCTTCTGGACTTCCGAAACCCCTACGATGGTTGCCTGAGTCGGGGTCTCCAATATTCAGACGGTTAAGAAAAGACTCGTCAGGATTTGTACTCATCCTACGAGCCGTGTTCAGCATACCTCTAGCAGAAGTATTTGCCTTTGCTAATTTTTGTGCCCATATCATATCATCTATACTTACTTCGCTGCCAGAAGCAATATCTTTGCAAATGCCTTCTAACCGAAGGCGATATTGTGTTGATAACATATACTGATTTGTAGTATTAATATAATTTATACTCCAAACAGTTCTGCCCTTACCCAATCGTCAGATAGATGTGGAGTCCCAAACATATCTAATTGTAAGTTATTAACGTCCACAAAAATATCATCCTCTGCTTTCTTCCAAGAATGTTGCCAATAGTATGACCCATCTTCTTTCCTCCACAGATAACTTGTATCATGTGAAGTAATAGGAAATAATGAGATTAACTCTTGACCAAGATTACGTTGCCAACAAGGATCTTTAGCACGCTTTTCGTACTCAGTTTGTGACATGTATTACACCTTTCATACCTGCACCTGCGTGAGGATCACATTGGAAATGATAATCTCCTGGTTCATTAAAGACAAGATCGAATTTTTCACCACCTGTAAAGGCTAGGTCACTGTGTGACATTTCCTGATAAGGTTCATCGAAGACTACATTGTGAGGAGGTAGTTCGTTGTTTATAAAGGTAACACTCTCACCAACTGCGACAGTTAATTCGCATGGTTCGAAAACTAACATGCCCCCAGAACCCATTTTTATTTCAGCAGCATAGGCTGAGCTTGCAAGAGAGAAAGATAGGAATAATGCAGTAAGCATTATTGTAAGTCTAGACATCCACCACATAATTTCGTGTTTGTATTTTGTTATTGTACTCATAGTTCGATTCCCATAGTACAATAATCAATAAAATGAGGATGCTCCCTTAACTCAGGGACATCCTCCTTAGAATTCTTGATTGCACTATAGGCATCTTCTGCGTATTCGCAGATTTCATAACGTTGTTGTCGGTTATTATGGTAACCAACCGTGTAATGAGACATTTTGTCTCCACTCAGATTACACTACTATTTATCACTCGATGAGTAAAAATACTTTTTAATTACCTCTATTTGGTCATGGTATCGAGATATCTTATCTAGTTCTACCTGTATTGCTTCAGTTATGTCTGAATGCTCACCAATACCTGCAGGATGTTCTAAGTATACTTCGACATTTGCTTTATGCTTTTCGATTTCTCCACTAGCATGTGCAAGAACTGCTCTTAGTAATTTTTCTCTCATGTGATAAGCCATTGTGTGATCCATTAGTTGTTAATATCAAGGTCAAATGCCTCAAACCATTGTTGGCGGTGAAGCCAAGTTGCACCACTTGTTGATCCTTTACAAGGATTGATGCACTTAGGTAAGTCTACCACATTACATACCAATCCTGCAAGGTCATGAGGACATGCTTGTTTCCCTGTAGCCCAATATAACTGACCATCAATCCAAGTCGCAGTACAACCTGGACATCTTCTGATCATGATGCCATAAATGCAGGATTTTTAGGACATAAACTTTCGTGTTTTGCTATCCACTTCTTGCATTCTAATTTACCTGTTACTGGTGCAGTTAAGCCACAGTACTTACACTTTATCTTAGTTGCCATAATGCATTGCCCCTTTTGTCTTCTTAGGTAGTTTACCTGATCTCACCTTAGTACCAGATGTTTCACCTTCTTTAGAAGGATTCTTACCTGGTTTAGATTTACCTAAAGCAAATGATTTATCTGCTTTATTTTGCTTGGACTGTGTGTCATGTAATTGTGCAGATTTACCTGCCTTCTTAGTTATAACACTTTCTTGATCATATTTGCGACCCAATCGTCGCATAACTTTACCAAATCTTCTTTTACTCATACCTTTAGCAGGAGTTGTTTGGTAGGATACTTCTTTCTTAGTACCCTCTTTACCATCTTTCTTATACTTATACTCCCCTACACCTTTGGAGTATCCAATCCCTTTCTTCTTGAGATCTTTTTCTAATCCTTTACGACTTTCACGGTTCTTTTTCTCATCGTCACCTCTATCAGCAGCGATGTTTCCTGTAGTCTGTGTCTTTGACTTAGAAAGTTGTCTAGCAGTTCTGTTACCTTCTTCTAAAAACTCTCTCCAAGTTTTGTTTCCTTCTTTTATACAAGAACCTTTTGCATATCTCTTGGTACCAGGTTTACGTTTGTAACCTTTCCAACAGACTTTCTCTTCTTTGGCAATGTTGCCTGATTTCATTCTATTCTTTTCAGCAAATCCTTTGATAAGCATCTTGAGTTTTGCTCTCTTACCATATGGATTTGGTTTCTTCTCTTCTTTCTTCTTAGCGAAAGCAGCCATGGCACCTTTAGGTTTACCGTCTCCTTTATAGAGTCCGTACTTAGTACCTTCTGTTGTAACTTCTTCTTTATTGATAGCTCTCATTGCTAACTTAGTAGCAGCACGATTGATTCCTCTTGATCTCTTGTATGCCTTATCTAACTTTTTATCTCTCTTCTTAT